CAAAAAAATACATGGTTCATGGATTAATTCGTCGTTCATCTACCATAAACACATCGAGAATCGACCATATTTTTAATAACAAAGATTTGAAGCTTCACTATGGTGATATTACTGATAGTTCATGTTTAGAAAAGATATTAAATTTAATTAAAAATACATATCCAAATATGTCACGTTTAGAAATATATAACTTGGCTGCTCAGTCTCATGTAAAAATATCATTTGAAATGCCCGAATATACCGCAGATACAGATGCTTTTGGAACTCTCAAGTTACTAGAAGCAATAAGAAATAACAACCTAGAAAATATTACAAGATTTTATCAGGCATCAACGAGTGAGTTATTTGGAAAAGTACAACAAACGCCTCAAGATGAGAATACGCCATTTTATCCACGTTCACCATATGCTGTGGCAAAGTTGTATGCTTATTGGATAGTTAAAAACTATCGCGAAGCATATGGTATGTTTGCATGTAATGGAATCTTGTTTAATCATGGCGGAGTAAGAAGGGGGCATAATTTTGTAGAAAGAAAAATAACACTAGGATTGGGTAAAATATTACGCGGCGAAACCGACCGTCTTATTATGGGAAATATAGATGCGATGCGTGATATAGGGAATGCGGAAGACTATGTAGAGGGGATGTGGCGAATGCTGCAACATGATGTACCAGATGACTATGTATTATCGACGAATGAAACACACACAGTGCGAGAGATGATAGAGAAAGCATTTGGATTACGTGGTTTTAAAATAAAATGGGAGGGCAGTGGTGTAAATGAGATTGGGTATAATGAATCAACAGGGCAAGCGATGATTTTTATTAATGAAAAATATTATAGACCGGCGGAGGTTGATATACTATTGGGAGACTCTACAAAAGCGAGAACTGTATTGGGGTGGAATCCGAAAACATCATTTGATGAATTAATAAAACTTATGGTGGATAATGATACAAAATATCTTATGTACGTATTATAATGTACGTATTGTAATGTATAAACTATATCAAATAATCTATAACCATGAATAAATATATAAATAATATTAAATAAATGAATATATATTTAATATTAACTAAAATGAAAAAAATAAATGATGTAAGTGATGTAAGTGACATAAGTCACATAAGTCACTTAAGTCACATAAGTCACATAAGTGATAAAAATAATGAAATTAAAACTCACGATACTTGTGATAAAAATATTGAAAAATTAGATATACACAACGATATTAAAAATAAATTAAAATACTTTATTGAAATAAAGAAAATACCAAATATAATTTTTCATGGTGTTTCGGGGTGTGGTAAAAATACGCTTGTAAATAATTTTATACACGATATTTATCATAATGATAAAGAAATGATAAAAAATTATGTAATGGAAGTAAACTGTGCACACGGCAAAGGTATAAAATTTATTAGGGAAGAGTTAAAATTTTTTGCAAAAACAAATATAAATTTAAAAGATGGTGAGATATTTAAAACAATTATTCTATTAAATGCTGACAAGTTAACAATAGATGCACAGTCAGCATTACGTAGGTGTATTGAGTTATTTAGTCACTCTACTAGATTTTTTATAATTGTTGAAGATAAGTATAAGTTACTCAAACCTATTTTATCTAGATTTTGTGAAATATATGTACCCGAACCTATTATAAATGGTAAAGTAATAAATTTACACAACTATGCATTAGATAAAATATACAATTTAGGAAAAATAGTAAAAAAGAAAACTGATAATCTTAAAAAAGATTTAAAATTGAATAAAAAGTATACTCTAAACGAACTTGTTAACCTTTGTGTAAAATTATATGAAAATGGGTATAGTTGTTTAGATATTATTAGTTATATTAATACTAGTTCCTTACATGAAAGTAAAATATACGAATTTATGGTTATATTTAATAAGATAAAGAAGGATTTTAGAAATGAAAAATTATTAATGTTATTTATATTAAATTTCTTTCTTTTTCGTAGTGATTCCACTTTAGAAAATATTTCATTTATGTAAATGGACGACTTTTCTTTGAATAGTTTACAAGAATCTCGTAACGAGTGGTGTTCGCGATTAATTACCGTTTTAACACCTTGTGTAATAGACGGTGTTAAGTCAATATTCGAAGAATCGTGGAAACTATGTGTGGAAAATGACGAGAAAACGAAATATTTAATGACGTTTCAAAACTTCCTTTCAAGGGTCCCAAAGTGGAATCCTAATATTATTTCACAAGAATGTTCTCGTATTAAAGAAAAAAGTAACTGTACATATATTTCTGACCTTATAACATGTGTTCATATCATTCAGTTAAAAATGTTATCATGTATGCGAGTTGGAACAAAACAAAAGAAGATTGATGTGAATATTCCATCTTTAGAAGATTTTGTTCATCATGTATACATTAATGCCGCCCGTAAAATATATACAAATGTATATTTATTTGAGATGGGTATATCATCTTTAAAGTCTCAAAAAAATTCAAGAGAGTTAGAGATTATTATTAAAGAGTGTATTTTACAAACAATTCGTGAAACAATACCTGTAGAAGAACTATTGAAGTTATACATGAATGAAACAGTAGAAAATGCAGTCGAGGTTCATGAAAGGGAAGAAATTATTTCCCAAGAGCCTATTGTTGATAAAACTGTTGCTGGTAGTATTTCCGAACCTGCTCCTATGTCGGCTAAACAACTTGCTGAAGAAGCCGAAACACTTTCGAAAATTAAAGCAGCTTCTAATGCTGTTACATCTTCAGAGCCATCGGTTGATATAGGTTCTAGTTCATCGAGTGGGTTAGGTTCATCAGGTGTAAGTTTTAATATGGATAATAACCAGGTCATACCTATTGAAAATATAAGTAGTGAAAATCGCAATGATTCATCTAAAGATTTTGACGATGACTTTGACGATGATGACGACGAAGATGGCGAAGATGATGATAATGTTAAACTAAGTATAGGAGATAATGTTGAGTTGAGTGTTGATCCATTTCCGAATGATGATGACGACAATGATAGTAACATTGATTTAAAAATAGAAGAAATTCCTCTTATTGATGACTTTTAAATTTTACACCCATGAAGATTTAAAGTTATTATTAAGCATTATTAAGCATTATTAAGCATTATTAAGCATTATTCGTAAAAACTTGTAATAGATTATTCCCTTATAAATTAAATGGACAACTTGTATGTTTCGGCCGGAATTATTGCATGTATCTTTCTTTTAGCAAAATTTATAGAAGTAAGATTTATTTCAAAACCATCCGATGATGAAGCACCCGATTCAAAACCAATGAAGACAGCATTACGAGATGCTGTTATTGTTTTTATAAGTTATATTTTAGGACATTTTATTATGACACAGTTTAACGAGTCTCCTGTTATTTTGGGTTCTAAACCAGATGTATTTACAGGCGCACCTGGTTTTTAAATGTAATAGTATGTATATAAGTAATAGTAAATATTATAATTACTTATATTCGAGAACTATCTAGTCCATATAAGACGGCATTTTATCAATATTTATTATTCTATGAGTTGTTTTAACCTTCTTCTTAGGAAACTCATAATCAGCAAAAATAGGTTTCGCCAATTGTGCCTGAGGGGTATGATTATGAACACTTCGCGCAATCATCTTATACAATTTAAAGTCAGGATAACGTTCCTCGCCATTCGCCTTATATAAAATGTTCCTATTTTGGTCATCAGTAACCCACTCCACTATTAACTTAGCCAAAGGCTCTTTTTTACATATTGCTGCAACACTACTCATGTCGTCAATAAAGTAATCAAAAATAGAACACCCTAAGCGACACAAATCAAAACTGAAATTTGGTTCTAAACGCGGCTTCTTATCATTAAAATAGGGTTCGCAGTTATATTGCGTAGCAGCATCGCCGGTCATACTGAAGCTGTCGCTACATATGACTTTGGATTTATATTTATAAATAGCTCGACCAAAATCGATAATCTTAAAAATGCGATTATATGTAGGTACGCGATAGTATTTCTTATTAAAATGATAGTATATATATTCTTTTTCGGTGTATATGAACATTACATTATTTGTGTGTAGGTCATTATGCGTAAATCCGAACAACTTTTGATATGTAATAAGAGTCATAATAATTTGCATAAGTGCTGACCTCCATTCATTTTCGGTCATCTCCTTTTCTTGCATCATAAGAGCATCAAGAGTATTATCACATTTCTCCAACATAATTGCGGACACAGGGAAATTCCTAATTACTGCCCACAATGTTTCATCATCGTCGTATTCATCATCTTCATCATCGTCATCATCACATTCGTCCTCTCCTTGACTGCCTGCTTCATCATCATTATACTCTTCCTCACCTTGACTTCCCACATCACTACAAGAGTTATCGGAAATATTTTTTGACCTATTTTTCTTTTTATCATTATTTTTTGATTTTTTATCTGATTTTTCTGCACCTGTACCTAAACCTAGCCCCGTTTCATCCAGGCATATAATATCATCAATATCACAGTCACTTCCAGAACAGTTGTCTGTTTGGCTATCACTTGTATATGATGAACGCGAAGAACATGAACCAGATGTAAACGAATCACTGCTATCGCTGTCGTTGTTAACATATGAATCCTTGTTTAATACAATAGTATCTATTCCTTCAACTATATTTCCAGTATCAGTAACTATATCATCTAGTTGCGAAGTCAATGTAACATCGTCGCATAACACACATACACTAGATAATTCTTTATTATCAGAAGACACATTAAATAGAGAACTTAGTTCAGTATTAATTTTATCAAAGTCTTCGTGGACAATAATATTATTAGAATTATCAGAATTATCTGATTCCTGTATGTTTTCATTTTCAGCGATTATAATTTTTTCCTTTTTATTTCTTGTATTTTTTTGTTGTCTATGTACGTAGTTTGAATGGTTACTATCATTGTCATTGTCTACGCTTTCATTATCATCGGAGTATTCAATATCTTCGATATCAAAAAGAATATTCTTATTTTTATTAAAAAATGGATTTTTATCTAAATAGTCTATATCGTCAATTACGTTATAATAAAAATCCTTTTTAATAGCATTGAAAGAACCATAGAAGTTAAGACCATGGATAAAGTCATGACAGTTTAAAACTTGACTTGATAAGTATGAAAAAAAACCATCAACATATGCCGCGTTATTTCTATCATTTGCTTTTAAATGGCCCTTTTTTTCAAGTTTCGATAATACAGGAATATTCAAAACTTCCTCTTCTATATTTAAATTTTCATATTTGCCTGACATGTATTTAACGGGGTCTACTAAAGGTGAAAATTTAATAAAAATAGGTTTATGAAGAACTGTTAAAGATTCTGAAGTGCTTTTAAAGGCATCTACAACTGCGGCTTGTATATTATTTTTATCAACAACGCCTGATAAAGCTGAGACATAAAAACGTTGATTCAAATTTATAGAGTTATAGTTTGTCTCATTTAAATTAAAATAGTTTTCATATATGGGGATATAATTTTTACTATTTACTATACCAAGTTCAGATTCTTCTAAAGAAGTAAAGAAATCACGAGTGTTAAGTTTTCTATAGTTTAACGAAAACGTGTTTTCTCCAAAAATAGGCTGATCGTCGCAAATATCCATCGTCGATTACTTAATTATTTAAATACATATTTTTATTATTTTTTAAACTAATAAAAAATACTAAACCCACAATAAAACATAAATATGCGTTTGTAAAATTTATATTTTTTAATATGTAGTATAAATAAGTAAATATATACATAATAAATGAGTGTAGGTTTAGAATTAGCAAAATTTGATATGCGGTCAATTAGTTTTAGACCCGATGAAAATAAAGGACCTGTTATTGTTCTTATTGGACGACGTGATACAGGTAAAAGTTTTTTAGTAAAAGACTTAATGTATTATCATCAAGATATTCCTATCGGAACGGTTATATCTGGTACAGAGGCAGGGAACGGTTTTTTTGGAGAGCATGTTCCTAAATTATTTATTCACGATGCTTACAATACGGCGATTATAGAAAATATTTTAAAACGACAAAAAGCCGTATTAAAACAGATGAAAAAGGAGATAGAATCTTATAAAAGAAGTACGATTGATCCTCGCACATTTGTGGTATTGGATGACTGTCTTTTTGATAATAAGTGGACAAAAGATGTAATGATGCGTCTACTTTTCATGAATGGTCGTCACTGGAAGATCATGTTAGTAATTACTATGCAGTATCCTCTAGGTATTCCACCCAATTTGCGAACAAATATTGATTACGTTTTTATTTTGCGCGAACCATATATTGGAAATCGTAAAAGAATTTATGAAAACTATGCAGGTATGTTTCCAACATTTGAAAGTTTTTGCCAGGTTATGGACCAGTGTACGGAAAATTACGAATGTTTGGTAATTAATAATAATGCAAAGTCAAATAAACTACACGACCAGATATTTTGGTATAAAGCACAAACACATGGTCCATTTAAATTGGGTGCAAAAGAATTCTGGGAGATGTCTAAGGATATTCACTCGGATGATGAGGAAGAACAGTATGACCCTGCAAATATTAAACGCAAAGGTCAGGGACCGAAAATCAAAGTGAATAAAAACAAATGGTAATAATGGTAATAATGGTAATAATGGTAATATTTTTTACTTTAAAAAAGCGACAAAAAAGAAGTAATAATATTATTTGATAATTTGCCATCCTTTTTTCCAATAACCAATTTTTCATCAGTTTTTACAAAACTATTAATATTACAAACAGCGGAAAAACATAAACTAGGAATATTAAAATAATTTGAAAGTAATATAGTTATATAAATACTTTCCGAGCCGAACAATATTTTATTATTTTTATTTACATAAGCATGGTCTTGTTTTTGTAAATTATCTGTTAAAGTTTTTATATCATAGTCATTTATCGTAATCGTATCTTCGATTAAATATTTTGTTTTTTTATATAATGAATTTGTTTCAATATAGTTAGAAAATTCTCTGTCATTTTTATAATTTTTAAAATCGTTATTTATAACCGAAGATTTAAGTTGTACTATACTATCATCCTTCAAATAGTTACTGTATATAATAGATAAGTCTATAATACATGATGGTT